GCAAGGATATGCTACCGCACGACAAAATGGCTGGATGTCCGCCAATGATATTCGTGAACTGGAAGATATGAATATGATCCCTGCCGAAGAAGGCGGAAATCTTTATCTTGTAAATGGTTCATTTACAAAGCTCGCAGATGCAGGGGCATTTGCAAAGGAAAATGAAAAGGAGGAAACGACCCATGAAGAATAACCGTTTTTGGAACTGGGTACGCAACGAAGAAACCGGTGCATCGGAGATGTATTTGTACGGTGCCATTGCGGAGAGTACCTGGTTTGAAGACGATGTCACCCCTGCTATGTTTCGCTCGGAACTGCAAAAACACAGCGGTGATGTGACGGTCTTTATCAACTCGCCGGGCGGCGATGTATTTGCTGCCAGTCAGATCTATACCATGCTCCGAAACCATTCGGGCAAGGTCACAGTCAAGATTGACGGCATTGCCGCTTCAGCGGCATCTGTGGTGGCAATGGCAGGCGATGAGACCTTGATCTCACCGACCGGAATGTTGATGTGCCACAATCCGATGACCTGTGCCATGGGCAACAAGGCAGATATGGAGAAAGCCATCGCACTTCTGGACGAAGTCAAGGAATCCATTATCAATGCCTATGCAGAAAAATCGCATCTCAGCCGCAATAAGATTGCAAGGCTGATGGATGAAGAAACATGGATGAATGCAGAAAAAGCATTGCAGCTGGGTTTTGTAGACGGCATTCTCTTTTCTAAAAAGAATCCGTTTGTTCCAGAAGAACCAGAAAAAACAGATCCAGATGAAGAAGAAACAGAGGAATCTCCTGAAGAAGATCCGGATGAAAAAAAGAAGGAAAGCACAGCATCCATGCTGTATACGCCTTCTAAGACACTGGATTCTTTTCTGCAGAAGATTTCTGCGACTGCATCCAAAGGCACGCCGATCAACCAATTGGACAAGCGGCTGGCACTTTTGAAAGATTAAATTACAGGAGGACTGATACTATGACAATTCAGGAACTGAGAGAAAAGAGAAGCAAGGCATGGGATACTGCCCGTGACTTTTTGGATTCCAAGCGAAATGAAAGCGGTCTGCTTTCGGAAGAGGACAGCAAGACCTACGATGCCATGGAGCAGCAGATCGTGGCATACGGCAAGGAAATCCAGCGGCTGGAACGACAGGCTCAGATTGAAGCGGAGATGAACAAGCCCACTTCTACGCCGATTCAGAACAAGCCGAACGCATCCACTCACAGTGATACCAAAACAGGAATTGCATCTGACGAATACTGTACTGCTTTCTGGAACAGCATTCGCAGCCGCAATTTTTACGATATTCGGAATGACCTGCAGGTTGGCACGGATACGGAAGGCGGCTATCTTGTGCCGTCTGAATTTGAACGGAAGCTGGTAGAAGCCCTGACCGAAGAAAACATTTTCCGGCAGCTGGCAACTGTTATCAAAACTTCCTCCGGTGATCGAAAGATTCCCATCGTTACTTCTAAGGGCGAAGCTGCCTGGATGGATGAGGAGGACGCATATAAGCTGTCGGATGATACTTTTGGACAGGCTTCCCTCGGTGCGTACAAGGTCGGCACGGCAATTAAGATCTCTGAGGAACTGCTGAATGATGCTGCTTTTGATTTGCCGTCCTATATTGCAAAGGAATTTGCAAGAAGAATCGGTGCAAAGGAAGAAGAGGCATTTTTCATTGGTGACGGCAAGGGCAAGCCGACTGGTATCTTTGCTGCAACGGGTGGTGCAGAGAGCGGAGCAACTACCAGTACTGCAAATATCACTTTCGATGATGTTCTGGAATTGTTCTATTCTCTGAGAAGCCCATATCGCAAAAAGGCAGTCTGGGTTCTCAACGATTCCACAGTAAAGGCACTTCGTAAGCTGAAGGACAGCACTGGCAATTACATCTGGAATCCGTCTGTACAGGCAGGCGTACCGGATACCATTTTGAACCGTCCGTACTACACTTCCAGCTATGTGCCGGAGATCAAGGCGGGTGCAAAGTGCCTTGCTTTTGGTGATTTCAGTTATTATTGGATCGGCGACCGGCAGGGTCGTTCCTTTAAGCGGCTGAATGAGGTCTTTGCCATGAATGGACAGGTCGGATTCCTTGCATCTCAGCGTGTCGATGGCAGATTGATTCTGACCGAAGCCGTAAAGACACTTGGCATGAAAGCGTAATCAGAGAAAGGGGTTGGAGTGGGTGGTAACATTACAGGAAGTCAAGCAGTATCTGCGTGTGGATTTTGAGGACGATGATCCATTGCTGCTTTCCTTGATTTCAACTGCAAAACAGCTGGTCATGGATGTGGGCAGAATGGATGAAACACAGCTGGCAGAAAACGAAGATGTAGTACGAACAGCAATGCTCTACACGGTTTCCTATCTTTATGAAAACCGCAATACCGCAGACTTTTCCAAGCTGACATTAACGCTTCGTGCCATGCTGTTTGCACAGCGAGAGGATGTGATTTGATGGAAATTGGAACACTCAATCAGCGAATCACCTTTCTGGAGAATCGTGTGGTTACCGATGCAATCGGCAATCATACCGCTGTGTGGGACGAAGCTTTTTCCTGCTGGGCAAAAGTGACTTTGAAAGCTTCTGCGGAGCATACGGACGCTGGTGTGACCAAAGAAACACAGACACTGGAATTCCTCATTCGGCAAAACCAGCACTGGATGCCGTCTGTAACTGGCAACCGAATCTTGTTTCGGGATGTCACATACAACATCACCAGTGTTACACCGGATTATCTGCACAAGGATTATCTGAAACTTACTGCAGAAGCCAGAAAGGCGGGACAAAATGACCAGTATTGACAATCTTGCAGAGGAAATCATGCAGGGCTTGCAGGAATATGCAGATCTTGCGGATACTGCCATGAAAAAGGCTGTCCGGAAATCTGCAACGCAAGTGAAAAATGAGATTTCCGCCAATGCTCCAAAGGACACTGGAAAATATGCAAAAAGCTGGGCCACGAAAAAGACTGGCGAAAACAGCCATTCTTTGGAGATGACTGTCCACAGTAAGAATCGCTACCAACTGGCACATTTATTGGAGAAAGGTCATGCCAAACGTGGCGGTGGTCGGGTATCCGGCAAACCGCATATTGCTCCTGCGGAAGAAAACGGTGTACAGTTGCTGGAGCATTTGATCGAGGGGGCGTTGTCATGACCTACGAACAGATCGCAGAGATGATGGAGGAAATGGGACTGCCTTTCGCCTACCATCATTTTGCCGAGGGCGAAAGCCCTGCACCGCCTTTTCTGCTGTTCTTATCTCCCGGAGAGAATACGTTTTCGGCAGATAATTTGGCATATTTCAGTTGCAAACAACTGGACATTGAATTGTACACAGACAAAAAGCAGCCGGAATTGGAAGAACAGGTGGAGACAGTGCTTTCCCAGCATGAGATTTATTACACAAAAACAGAAACATTCATTGATTCGGAAGAATTGTATGAAGTACTCTATGAGATGGATGCCTGAGTTCGAGGCAGGATGCTGCACGAGGACGAATGGTATGCCGACATTAGATTTTAGGAGGTTGGTATATTTATGGCAAACAAAAAGAATAAGGTCAAGTTTGGTTTGACCAATGTACATTACGCTAAAATCAAGGACTGGGTAACCGATGCCAGCGGAGCCAATTTGACACCAGTCTATGTGGATCCGGTGCGTCTGCCGGGTGCGGTTTCCATTTCCATTGATGCAAACGGCGAAAACGAAAATTTTTATGCCGACGACATCGTATACTACGTAATTTCCAACAATTCTGGCTATGAAGGTGATTTGGAAATCGCCTTGATTCCTACAGATTTCTCTACAGATATTCTGGGAGAGATCCTGGACAGCAACGGTGTTTTGGTGGAACGAAATGATGATGAGGTATCACAGTTTGCGTTGCTGTTTGAATTCACCGGAGATAAGCGGAAGATTCGCCATGTTCTCTATTGCTGTTCCGCTTCCCGTCCAGCAACAGAGGGACAGACTACCGAGGACAGCAAGGAAGTAAAGACTGAAACCATCTCCATCAAGGCTTCGGCACTGCCGAACGGTCTGGTAAAGGCAAAGACCTGTGAATCCACAGATGCTTCTACTTATGATGGCTGGTACAA